GGCTTCGGGCAGTATTCAGCTAGGCGCACCACAGTTGGCGTTCGCCTGATGACTATGTTTGGCTCACAATGGCTGGCTAACGCTGGCGGTGCTGGCTACGAGATAGATCAGTCGATCCGGTTTTCTGACAACGACTCGGCAAGACTTGCACGAACAGTATCTTCGTCCGGCTCTTTAACTACATGGACATTATCGGGTTGGATCAAACGTGGAAGATACACCAGTAGTGTTAACAACCAGTGGTTTCCTGTGTACACAGCAAGTGCGGGATCAACAGCCTACGATGCTCCATTAAATTTTAATGATGCCGCTGCCGGTGGTTCGTTTGACGTCTATATTGCAGGACAAGAGTGGAGAACGACTGCATTAGCTAGGGATACGTCAGCTTGGTATCACGTTGTCATAGTCTGGGACACCACTAACGGAACTGCCTCAGATAGGATGCGTCTGTATGTCAACGGTGAACGGCAAACGGATTTTAGCATTACAGGTTCCGTTTCAAGTGGGGCAAATAGTCAATGGAATAGCAGCAGTTACTCTCACCATCGGATTGGAAATCTCAACTATAACGGCGGTGAAACGACATACGTTTTTGATGGTTACCTTGCCGAAATCAACTTCATCGACGGCACTGCACTAGACCCAACCAGCTTCGGTGAATACAACGCTAATGGCGTTTGGATACCCAAGGCATACGATGGCAGCTACGGAACCAACGGCTTCTACATCACAGGCGAGACAGCCAGTGATCTGGGTGAAGACTTCTCAGGCAACGGCAATGATTTCACCAGCGCCGGACTAACCACCGCAGACCAGATGCTGGATACGCCGACCAATAATTTCTGCACACTCAATCCTGTAGAGCCTACTTGGGGAGGCGCTGTTACATTATCAGATGGTAATTTAGCTCTGGCAGGTGCCAGCGGTACTGTATGGAACAACGCTGTTGCTACATTCAAAACTTTACCGTCTACTGGTAAATGGATATGGGCATCTGAACCTAATACATTTGGTGCCGGTCGAGGTGATCCGTGGATTGTGAATGAGACAGGACTAGCATCACGCAACAACTATGTTTATATCGACGCAAACGGCTGGGAAACGACCTTCGATACAGCCAGCGTCAAGGCATCCCTAAATAATGGTGCTTCAATTACCACTAGTCATAGTTATGGCGCAGGGGATTTCAATGTCGTTTGCTTTGATGCTGATTCAAAAAAATTGTGGTTTGGTCTTTTCGATGTTTCGGCTAGTCAACTAAAGTTTCAAGACAGTGCGGGAGGTTTAACAGGTGATCCTGCTGCTGGAACTAATCAAACGTATACTCTAACAGGCAATGAATTTTCGATTGGATTTGCAACGTATACCGGACGAAGTGGCGTTGTTGATTTTGGGCAGTCTAATCTATTATCTCAGTTTACCGCTCCAACAGACTTTAAAACTCTTTGCACCGCCAACCTTCCCACACCATCGATCACAGATGGGTCAGCGTATTTTCAAACCTCTCTTTGGAACGGGAATAGTTCAACGCAGACCATTACTCAATCCGGTAACAGTACCTTCACACCGGGGCTTATCTGGTCGAAAGGCAGAAATAACATACAAGAGCACGTTATTTTTGACCAAGTTCGTGGAACCACTAAATACATTCAACCTGACAACAGCGGAGCCGAAGGTACACAATCAGGGGTTACCGCGTTCAACTCCGATGGCTTTGATTTAGGCTCATGGGCTGTTAGTAACGGAACTGGTCAGACCCATGTTGGGTGGCAGTGGAAAGCCAACGGCGCTGGCAGCAGCAACACCGATGGCGATATTACGTCTACTGTATCAGCCAACCCAACATCGGGTTTTTCCGTGCTAACCTACAGTGGCAACGGTTCTGACAACCAAACTATTGGGCATGGCCTTGGGATTGCCCCAAAAATGATAATTTCAAAACGAACTGATACAACTGGCAACTGGACCACTTACCACGATACCGTTGGCATAAATCAGGTGTTTTATCTTAATCTTACCAGCGCACCGACAAGCAACACTGAGCAATATCGCGCTGTGCCGACTAGCTCCGTCTACACCATTGGTGTGGGTGGTGACATCAACAACTCAAGCGGGACTTACGTAGCGTATGTTTTCGCAGAAATCCCCGGATATAGCAGCATCGGGAGTTATGAGGGAAATTCAAGCACAGATGGTACTTTTGTCTATACAGGATTCAAACCTGCCTTCATCCTGACCAAGAACACGGACACCGCAGATCAGTGGGGCATCAGAGATGCTACCAGAAACCCGTTTAATGTTACGGACAAATTGTTGAATCCAAACGCAGCAACTGCGGAAACTAGCGCAGCGTCGGGCTACATTGATATTTTGTCCAACGGTTTCAAGCCTCGTTCGTCAGATTCTAATATCAATACGCAGACCATAATATACATGGCATTCGCAGAGAACCCATTCGGCGGTGACGGCGTTGCACCAGCTACAGCAAGATAGGATAAGATTATGTGGAAATACTCCGGCAGGACTATTAAGGAACACAAAGCGTGGACCGATGATAATGGGATTACGCACCCTAAAAATTGGCATATCTGGTCTGCTGCGGATAAAGAAGCTGCTGGATTGGTTGAAATTATTCCAGACAGCCCGCCGGATAGTAGGCTGTACAACTGGTCGCAGAACGCTGATGGTACAATTAGCAGCACGGCAAAGCCGTTAGAAGATGTTAACGAAGTAGATGAAAACGGTGATCCGCTTCTGGATGACGACGGTGTTCAGGTGGTTACGTTAGGCGTCAAGTCGAGCTTGATTGCAGAGGTACGGTCACAACAGGGGTCACTCCTGTCTCAAACCGATTGGGCATTGGTTCGTTTTGTTGACACTGCTGTAGCAGTACCCGCTAATATCCAGACATGGCGCGATGCAATCCGGGCCAAGGCAACAGAAATGGAAACGGCCATCACTAACGCTGCTGATACTGACGCAATCGCTGCGCTGTTCCTGACGTATACGGTCGAAGATGACGGTACGATAACCAAATCCGGCATCTTGTACGATTGGCCGGAACTCGACTGATGAACGACCACGCCAAAACCATCGTCGATCTGAGCAGCATCACCGTCGTGCTTGCCACGCTGGTCGAATGGCTCCCCGCTGCGGCGGCTTTGGCTTCTTTAATCTGGTCGATCATTCGCATCTACGAAACTCAAACCGTGCAAAGGTGGGTCGAGAAATGTCGCAAGCAATAATGCTCTCTTACGGTGAAGTGATGCTACTTGGTGTGGTTATAGCTGCGCTGCTATTTGCAGCGTTCCGAAAATAAAATGGAGCTGGACGCCCGGATGATCCTGACACTGGCAGGGATGCTGGTATCAGTGGTTTCGGCTGCGGCCATCGTACGCCAAAAATTAGCTACGGTGATAGAACAGTTACAGGACATAGAGAAGCGGCTTCGTGGTTTAGATCGGCGTATCGATTCGCTGGATACGAGCGCAGAAAAGCAGGAGCAACGCCTGAATATCCTCGCACAGATGTCATCACCCGAGAACCTACGCCGAGATCATATGGTTTCTGCTGTGATGCAATCAGACATTGCGTACTTGAAAGCCGAAACTGCATCACTGAAAAAAATGCACAACGGCGTTCACCCGCCTGTGTCAAACGAAAGGGCAGCAAAATGATAGGTCTATTATCGGCTGTACTACCGTCCGTCATGGAAGTTGCCGGGAGGTTCTTACCCGAAGACAAAGAAAAACGTGCAGCAGCGGAGCGTGAGATCGAGGCGCAGCTTACCACCCACCTCGCAAAGATTGACCTCGCCCAGCTAGACATAAACAAGACCGAAGCGGCGCACCGTTCTGTGTTTGTGTCGGGCTGGCGTCCGTTTATTGGCTGGTCATGTGGCGCTGCGATGGCACTGAACTTTATCGTGTTCCCGCTGGCGTCGTTTGTCTTGGCACAAACAGGGCATCTGGTAGAACTGCCGACATTGGATATGAGCGAGATGATGCCGGTGTTGATGGGACTCTTGGGTCTCGGAGGATTAAGGACCGTGGAGAAGATTAAGCAGGTCAGCAAATAATGGTTGCCCGCCTAAAACTCTGGGCAGAGAAATTTTCAGAGGCGTGGGCGGCGTGTATGATTTGTATGGTGCAAGGAGACATTACAGTCCTAACCGTCAGCCACGCAGTAACTGCCTCAAAAACTGGGGCGCTTGCCGGTCTGGGTTGTGTGCTCGCCAGTTTTATACCAAGCAAACGCAACAAAACAACTGACGCGCTACTGACTGGCGCGGTCACGATGGCCGCAGACATTGCGATTCATCCAACACATTTCGGGCCACAAATGGCCGAGGCCGCACTTACCGGTATTGTGGCAGCAACTATTTGTTATTTAATCGGGAGAAAATAATGGCTATGAAATCAAAAGGCGTCGGCGTTTCTGAATGGAAGCCGCTCAAAATAACGCATCGCACCAGCATCGGTAACGGCTCGAACAGCAAGCCGTCAAACAAGCATAAGCGCCGGTCGTGGAAAAAGTACCGAGGGCAGGGTCGATGACCTTTGAGGAAAGCCTACGCCTAGTGCTGGAACAGGATGAAGGCATCGTGCATGAAATTTATGAAGACCATCTCGGAAATCCGACGTGCGGCATCGGGCATCTGATTATTGAGACAGATCGCGAATACGGTTGGCCTGTCGGCACGGAGATCAGCGAGGCGCGTGCCACGCAGTTGTACAATCAAGATGTTAATACCGCACTGAACGATGCTCGCTGGATACATCCAGATTTTGACGACCTGCCGACTGAGGCTCGCATCGTCATTGCATCTCTGTGCTTCCAGCTAGGCCTGCCTCGCTACCAGAAGTTCAAGTTACACCATGCCGCTGTTGGGGTTAAAGATTGGTCTGAGGCAGCAGCGCAGTTGCGTGATAGTAACTTATACCGGCAGACTACAAATAGAACAGAACGCCACGCTAGGCGATTAGAGGGTATAAAATGAAAGTTAAATACGATGCTGCGGTAAACGCAGAAGGTGCGGTAGAGCCAGCACATGAAATAGAAATAGTTTGCGCGGGTTGTGGCTTCGATTTAGATGAAGCTGAGCTTGAAGCTGACACTTGCTCAGATTGTAATAACTCGTTAGAATTGAAGCGTAGTGTAGCTATTACAGTAACTACCGTCCCGCTGTCTGGGGCTACATTGGAGTAGCTTAAATGCCCCTTAAGAAGTTAGCTTTGAAACCCGGCGTTAACAGGGAACGTACTCGTTATTCCAACGAAACCGGTTGGTATGAGTGTGATAAGGTGCGCTTTCGGCAGGGGTATCCTGAGAAGATTGGTGGTTGGCAACGTATATCTAACAACACGTTTCAGGGTGTGTGTCGATCTTTATGGTCTTGGGTAACACTTGGTAGCCAAAACTTTGTAGGTGTCGGCACAAACCTTAAGTTCTACATAGAACTTGGCGGGGTTTACTACGATATAACGCCTATCCGCACTACAACTACCAACGCGGCCACTTTTGCTGCTACTAACGGGTCCGCTACAATCACAGTTACTGACGCATCTCACGGCGCTTTGGTAGGTGATTTTGTCACCTTTAGTGGCGCTGCATCTTTGGGTGGGGATATAACCGCTGACGTACTTAATCAAGAGTACGAAATCCAAACAGTTCCTAGTTCTAATACCTACACCATCATCGCCACCGCCACAGCTAACGCATCTGATACAGGCAATGGTGGGGGTAGTGTTACTGCTGCCTACCAGATTAGTGTTGGTGACGATATTTCTGTACCTCTTACGGGTTGGGGTGGCGGCGCTTGGAGCAGCGGTGTTTGGGGTACTGGTGGGACAACTGACTCTCCGATGCGCCTTTGGAGCCAGTCTAATTTTGGCGAAGACCTTATCTTTGGCCCTCGCGGTGGGGCCGTATATTACTGGGATGTGTCTTCTGGTACTTCTTCCCGTTCTGTAAACATATCTACGCTAGGTGGTGCTTCTGATACCCCAACAGTACAGAACTTTATTCTTGTGTCAGATATTAGCCGGTTTGTTTTTTGTTTCGGCGCTAACACTATAGGTACATCTACACAAGACCCAATGCTTATTCGGTGGTCTGACCAAGAGGATGCCGCTAACTGGACCCCTAGTGCCACTAATCAAGCAGGCTCTCTACGGTTGTCGCGTGGTACTGAGATTGTCACGGCCCAGCAGTCCCGTCAGGAAGTGCTCGTCTGGACTGACTCCTCCGTTTATTCTCTACAGTATCTAGCTGGTCAGACTGTGTGGGGCGCTCAGATCGTGGGTGATAACATATCTGTTGCCTCGCAAAATGCCGTAGCCTACGCTTCAGGGATATCCTTTTGGATGGGCCGCGATAAATTCTATATGTACGATGGTCGTACACAACCACTACCCTGCGATTTACGTCGGTATGTATTCAACGATTTTAATGAAGCACAGCTAGATCAGGTGTTTGCCGGGACCAACGAAGAGTTCCATGAAATCTGGTGGTTCTACTGTTCCGCCGATTCCTCAGTGGTAGATAGGTATGTTGTTTACAATTACCTCGATAAAGTTTGGTACTACGGTAATCTATCTCGGTCAGCGTGGCTTGATTCTGGAACGAGAGAACACCCCCTTGCAGCTACATACAGCAATAACCTCGTAAACCATGAAGAGGGTGTGGACGACAACGAAACTGCTACGACTACAGCTATAGATGCCTTTATAACTTCGGCGGAGTTTGATCTGGATGACGGGCACAGGTTTAGCTTTATATGGCGCGTGCTGCCCGATATGACCTTTGATGGGTCAACGGCATCTTCCCCTGCGGCTATCATGACTTTCTACCCCCTTAAGAACTCTGGGTCTGGGTATACAAGCCCGGCTTCTGCAGGGGGTACTAGCAGTGGGACTATAACGAGAACCGCAGTAGTGCCTGTTGAGGCTTTTACCGAGCAGATAAATACCCGTGTTCGGGGTAGGCAGATGGCGATCAAGATTTCATCTGACGAGTTAGGCGTGCAGTGGCAGTTGGGTTCTCCACGGTTAGATATGCGTCCTGATGGCAGGCGGTAATGGCAAACGAAATAGATAACGTAGAGCCGCCCGCACTACCTTTACCCACTGAAGAATACGACCGCCCTGCAGCCGACCAATCCAACAATGTGCTGCGGCTGTTCTTTAATCGGTTGGCCTCCATAGTAAATACACTGCTGAGCACGGATGACGGCGGTAAATATCTTTACATGCCTCGTGCTTCGTTCTACAGCACCGTGGATCAGACGGCGGCGTTGGTAAATACCGGGTATGCGGTAACATTTAATAATACAAATTACAGTAGTAATGTAACTCTATCTAATAGCAGTCGCCTAAATGTTGTTAATTCTGGCGTATATCATTTCGACGTTACACTTCAGCTAGAGCATAATAACTCTAGTGATACTCCTATTACTATATGGGAAGAAAAAAACGGTAGTGCAGTAGCGTATTCAGGTCATAAGTTTGATGTAAAAGGCAACGATGATTACGTAATCCACTGGGGCTTTACGGCGTCTTTGGCGGCGGGGGATTACATTGAGGTGTATTGGGCTACAGGTGATACCCAGCTTAATCTACATACTGAAGCTGCAACTTCCCTGCACCCCGGACTACCCTCGGCTTCTGTAGATATACAGTACGTTAGCAACTCATAGCGCGTGTTTGCCGCGTTACCTCTATTATGCTAGCATCCACGCCCCTTTAACGGAGGTGCAAAAATGGATCATGTAGCGCTCTTTAATGAGTTAGTAAAAGTAATCAAGGTAGTTGGTGGTGAAGGAGTACAAGCCACATCAAAAGACGACAATCTTACTGATATAGGTTTAGATAGTCTCGATATAGTTATGCTCCACATGTACGTGTCAGAGTTGTACGGTTTAGACGACGAGGCGGCTAAAAACATACCGGTAGATACTGTAGAGGCTGCGTTTGTCTACGCAGAAGAGCATAGCACTAGAAAGCCCGAGTCTATAGAAGAAGCTATGAGGGACGTGCAGTGATATATATGACGCATTGCGTTACCGCCTCTACGACCGAATCCACCGTATACGAAGACATAGCCTTCCCACAAAGGGTGCATATATTCCCGGAGACTTACAGCCGGATTAAGTCTGGTATGTCTTACCCACCCCACGTGATGTTCAGTAAGGTTATTACACCCGAGGTATTGGAGTACGTAAAAAACAATCCTGTAAAAGGTAAAACGGCTTTTTTGTTTGCCGCCGGTAGTCAAGGGTGGTCCGGTATTGGTGGACGGTACGACAAAAACCCCGACGCAGAACTACACTATAAGACGAAAATACCCTTTATAACCCTGACCAACATATACGCCGGACGTATAGCATCTATGTTTGGCGTAGAGGATTATGTGGCTACAGATGCCACGGCCTGTGCGTCTAGCTTAAAAGTTCTTATGGATATGCAAAACCTTATATCCCAGTATGGGTTTGATAGAGTTATAGTTCTTAGTGGTGAGGACTCTGTATCCATACCTTCTCTTGAGTTTTTTGGGGATGCCAACGCTTGTTTGCTCCTAGACGATGAGGATAAACGAAAACCTTCCGCATTTGATAGCGTCAACTACGGGTTTCATGTTGGGCAGGGCGCTGCACTTACTATATTTGAGTCTGAGCACGCCGGTATGGCTGCGCCTATAACTCGGTTTTTAGGTGCATACACAGCTTCAGAAAACTCAACAAACCCGTTAGGTCAACGTGAAGACGGTGCTGGGTATGTAAAAGCCATAGAAGGTGCATTGCTTGTAGCCAGATTAGACGCTAGTGTAGTAAAATTAGTTAAGACGCATGGTACCGGTACCCCGGTAAATAATGTTGCAGAAAAGACCGCCCTCACTAATACGTTAAGTGAGTTCATTGCTACGTCGTACAAGCAACGTATAGGACATACTTTGAGCGCTAGCGGTCTTTTGGAGACAGGTCTGCTGTTTGAAGATATAGCAAGAGGTTCCATCCCTGCTATACCCAACCGAACTGAGCATGACCCTGTTTTTATATCTAACGACTGCCCCGCTCCCAAAGGTGTTGTTCTTAGTTTGGCAGCGGGTATGGGAAATGTATATTCAGCGGCATTGTTTAGCGCCGAGGTATAGTTATGGAAATTGTAGATAGCCGCCAGAAAAAATTAGAAGGTCCAGATATACTGGTTATGGCTGCATACTCTAACAATGGCGCGTCGGCGGCTGTTGGTGAGGTATACCCTCCGGGCACAGCTCTCGCAGCTATTGCTAAAGAGATGTCTATGCCTAGATCCGACACTGTACAGTTTGGTAACACTGTATATCTGTCTCATAGAGGCAAAGGTAAAAACAGCAAGAAGATGGTTGGTCGGGCGTTTAATGTAGATACCGGCAAGAACTTTGTTAATAACTCTCTGAGGTATATAAATTACCTGCAAAAAAAGGGTATAACTCATTACACTACTTGGTTTAACGGTGATGATTTTCTAAACGGGTTTAGGGTATTTCAGCGTATGACTAAAGGTTCAGATACGCAAATCGGTATCGCTCGGCGTGAGGATAGCGGATATATTGTCTATACTAAGATAGGTAAAGAACCTATCGCTATTAGGAATGTGTAGATGTCTTTTGTAGCAGACGCCGTTGGTTCAGCAGTTAGTTGGGTTGGGGACGCTGTTAGCAGTGTAGTCGATTTTGTTGTAGACGATATACTTGAACCCGTTATTGACGGTGTTGGCGGCGTTATTCAGGGTATGGTCGATGACCCCCTTGGCACAATCATCATGGTTGCTGCTGCTTTTACCGGCCAGCCGTGGGTAATAGCCGCTGCCTCCGGCGCTAGAACAGCTATTAACGGAGGTGATATAGGTGATGTATTACTCTCCGCCGCTGCGAGTTATGCCGGTGCAAGCGTTGGAAGTTACGTAGGTGATTCTGTAGGTAGTTACGCAGGTGACGCGCTTGGTGATACTGTTGGAAAAATAGCTTCAAAAGCCGCTGCTGGAGCTACACGTGGTGCTGTTAGTGCTGCAATTACAGGGGGTGATATTGCTAGCGCTGCCTTATTCGGTGGATTAAGTGGTGGGGCTAGCGCTGGTTTGTCAGAAGCGTTTAGTGGGTTGGATGACCTACCAGATGAACCCGGTGGCTACAATAGTTTTGACCCAGATGATATCGGTAGTGTGGATGATATCGGGAACAACTTAGGTGCTGCCGATTATTCTGGGTTTGAAGGGTTGTACGAGACCAATCTTTCTAGTGTTACGAATGAACTTAAAGATTTAGTAGACGATTTTAACGGACTCCCAGAAGTTGTTCAGGACATGGTGGCTGGTAGCACCGCCGCTGCCGTTACTTCCCTTGCTATGGAGGGGGAAGTAGATCCTGATGCTGTCGCTGCTGCTCTAGGGAAAGCGGTTATAACCACTGGTGTAGTGAAAAATCTAGTATCTGAATCAGATTTCTTTACTGGAGATACAGACGAGGCACGCACAAGAACAGCGCTTATAACTAAAGTCACTAACGATGCGGTAGATGCGGCTTATGCAGGCACTGACCCCTACCTCGCTTTTACTCGTGGTTTCGACAGTGCCGCCATGTCGGGTCTCGCTGAAGAGATAAAGAACGTCGATTTAGGTGGTATACTAGATGAGATAAGTGGTGCCCAAGAAGTATTTTTGGATGCACAGGAACGTCAAACGCAAGCTGTAGCCGAGCGTGAGAATATAGCTGATATAGCCCGAGATGAATACGATGCGTATAAGGCGTTAGTAGACGAGTACAATGACGATATCCGCTTCACTGATAAAGAAAGCGCAGATGCTTTCTTACTACGCATAGACGAAGCGCGTGATGCACTACAACTCACTATAACTGCTTTAGAAGATGCTGATGCTGGGATTTCTTCTCTGTCTGAAGAATACAATACCGCTGCAGATGCTCTAGTAAGTAAAGAACAACTAATTGACCAAGCTATAGTACCAGCACAGCAGGTAGCTACTAAGTCTATTGTTGAGGCACTTACGGCTGACCCCGAAACACTAGCTGTAGCGTTCAACCCTGAAGAGTATGCCCAGCTAAACAACTTGGAAGATGGTGTTGATCCCTACGCACATTGGCTCGCTACAGGCCGTAAAAACAGCATAAACCAAGCCGATTATGATTCTAGGCTAGATGAGCGGGTACGCAACGAAGCTAGCGATCTCGTACTGCAGAACGTAGACACTAAGTTTAATAGTCTGGAAGACATAGATGATTTCTATGCAGCGGTAAAAGCAGGTGTTGGCAACGATATAAATGCGGATACTGGCACCATAAGGGCTGCAGCACAGCAGTATATAGCTTCGGTTGAGAGCAGTGATGCGGGTGTTGGCCCTGCTAGTGTTGTGCGGAACGCTTCTGTAACTGATTATGACATAATAAATGGTACTGCGGTGCCGATCTATGACGTAGATGATGATGGTAAGCTGACCATAGAGTACGTGCCGATGACGCAGGGGTCACGTATATTCTCCCCCGAACTTAACCAGTATGTAATACCTGAGTACGATGCTGCGTCAGGACAGAACATATATCGTGATCTTGGGGGAGTAGAAATATCAGGGTTCTTCCCCGGAGAAGCACGAAACTCTGCAGCATCTCAGCGGCTACTAGCACCCCCAACTCTTATGGACCTCAATACAGAAGCGCCAAGTGCGGCTATAGCTACGTATAATACGTTTGCAGCAAACGACAGACCGTTAGACAAGTACAGTCTTGAGACAGCTAAACTTATTGAAGCTGCACGTAAGGCGTCTTCGGTAGATGTTAACAACGCTATTGGGGATGCTTGGACTCTAGGCCCGGACAGCGAGATATTTGATCGTTATTTCGTTGGTTCAGAGGATCAAACCGCGTTCGTAGATACCTTAACTGCTAACTCTGATAAGGCGAATACACAGTTAGCGCTGGAAGCAGCGTCCGCTAAGACTCCTGAACAGATACAGGCTGTGTTGGCGAAAGCAAACCAAACTAATATACGACCGCTTTCGGAGGTGTTTACTACACTCAACCCTGAAGTATCTAAGTTCTCAGTGGGTGGTGACGAAGAATCCCTGCGTAACCTGTTTAGTTTTGATGTAGATGCTGGTCCTCCTCCAATAGAGGGTAGCACTGAAGATGACGCCTACAGTTACTACCTGTCATCAGACGTACTTAATAAATCGCTGGGGCTGGATAACTATGTACCGTTGCCCCCTGCGGGTAATGACAACCGGATGTCTGTAGAAGATGACCTGCGTATGGGTCCACCCTACGTGTATGAAGAAAACAGACTTAGAGCGAACCAAACTACGCCTGATACCGGCAGTGTTGTAGATACACTTGGAGATCTTGGTATAACACCACAAGGTGTACAAAGCGGTTTGGCGGATATATTAAATATAGCTTCGAATAGAATCACACAGACACCTAGTAGTGGGCAGCAAGTACAGCAAGTACAGCAAGGGCAGCAAGGGCAGTTTAACCCGTTAGATATATCTAATCTTCTACGCACAACTACAAATGTAGGTAGTAATACATCAGAAGTTAAAACGACTGAAAATGCTACTAAAAATGCTGCGGATATAGGTGATCAGTATGATATACTTACCGGGCAATTTGTACCTGTAGGATCGACTTTGCCTTACGGATCACCTATAACAGATCAGGACGCTCTGTTAAAACGTAATACTAAAGCTAGTGGTGGGCTTATAGAGGATCATACGGATGAAATTCTACGGATCATGGGGAGGGCTTAGCGTTGTATTTGGACTTAGATGATTGGCTCACCGAAGCCGAAGCCTTAGAAGATTACAATAGGCAGATTGCTGCGCTGCCGGACGGGTACGACGGGTATGGAGTTGACGAAGGTGCAGACCAAGGTCCGGGTACTATTGCAAGTGCCGTTGGTAATGCTGTGGCTTCTGCCGGGTCGTCTTGGATTGATAACTTACTGACAAACGTTGGGAATACTATTGGACCTGCAGCTTTGTCGTATGGGATAGAGCAGTTGTTTCCGGGGTCAACTTCGGTTCAGCGTCAAATGGCTGGTTATCAAGGTGGTATCCCTCAGTATGACGTGATTAGAGAGCGTGTCCCGAATATTCCTGATCCGACTCGTAGACCCGGTAGTGGGGGGCAGCGCTACTTTACTGATACACAGTATGTGCCTAGAGGTCAGGGTAATGCTCTGCAGACAGATGCTGCAGCTATTGCTGCGCTAAACGCTGCTAACCCGGCAAGAGAAGTAAAGATGGCTGCTGGAGGTATCGCAGAGCTTTCAAAGGGGCGGTATCTTGATGGTGCTACTGACGGTATGGCGGATAAAGTCCCTGCTAATATAGATGGTCAACAGGAAGCACGACTGAGCCACGGTGAGTTTGTTGTCCCTGCAGATGTTGTGTCCCACCTTGGTAATGGTAATTCTGACGCTGGTGCAAAAGCGCTGTTCGCCATGATGGACCGTGTTCGTAAGGTCCGTACTGGTAGTAAGAAACAAGGTAAGAAAATCAACGCTCGTAAAATGTTACCTGCGTAGGAGATAGATATGGCCGATAATGATGGAACTACCTTAGATCAAACACAGGGGACTACTAATCCGAGTGTGCAGCAGCAAACATTCGATCTGACTGGTGCTAGGACTGGCTATGAGTCTTCCCTGTCCAACTGGGCGGGTCCGTACGTTACCGAAATGCTTGGGCGTGGTCAGGCTATCGCCAGTACGCCTTATGAAGCCTATACCGGCCCACTTACAGCGGGTCCGTCTCAACTACAGCAGCAGGCGTTTCAAGGTGTGGCTAACTTAACTGTTCCTACCGAGCAGATGGGCGCGTTTACGCCCCAGTCGTTTACTCAGACTGGAACTGCTGAAACTTACATGAACCCGTTTATCCAGCAGTCTCTTCAGCCTCAGTTGGATGAACTTCGTCGGCAAACAGAGATAGCTCGTGTTAATCAAGCGGGTGCTCTAACTCGTGCAGGTGCGTACGGTGGTGGTCGCCAAGCTGTTATGGATGCTGAGTTGGACCGGGGTTACTTAGATAGAGCCGCTGGTGTTACCGGGGCTGCATACTCTGATGCGTTTAACAGGGCACAAGCTCAGTTTAACACCGAGCAGGACCGGGCACGGCAGGCACAGGAACTTGCTAATACATTTGGGTTAAATGCGCTTGCTAGACAGGCTGATTTTGGTAGTCAGCAACGGGCTATTGAAGGGCAAGGTATCGCTGCAGATAAAGCTCAGTTTGAGCAGGAACTCGCTTTCCCATACAAACAAACGCAGTATATGCAGTCGCTACTGCAAGGTCTTCCTCTTGCGTCACAAGATTATACCTACGCTACACCTAGCCAAGCTGAAGTATTTGGTTCTGGTGCTGCAGGTATAAATGAGTTGTACAACACGCTTTTCGGGGGTGGGGCTTCTGGCGGGGCTTCTGGCGGGGCTTCTAGTGGTGGGATTGGTAGCTTACTTAGTTCTGTTTTCAAACCTGCTATTAGCCAAGGTGCTGATTATCTAGGGGACGCCATTGGTAGTCTGTTTAGTAACGATTATATCGACTATGCTGGTGACTCCAGCTACGACGCGTACTTCGATGATTTCTAGGAGTTAAGTTATGGCATTGACATTTGGTAATATGGATCAGCAGGTCCAGCAGCAAGCGGACGCATTTTCCGACAATCCCGCTGCGCTGCAACAGCGTTATCAGCAAAGCCAGCAGCTTCTAGACCTGTTAGCCTTGCAGAAACTTAAATCTGATAAAGAAGCCGCTGCACGTGAAATGCAGATGCAGATGGAACAACGCCCTCAAACTATAGCGCAGCAGCGTGAAGCTGAAGTTATGGGTCTTACCAAGGATGAGCTTGCTAAGCAGATGGGCGGTATCATGGCGCAGCGTCAGGCTGCGGAGCAGAGCAATATAAAGAGGGCAGCGTCAGGGCAACCCCCTAGACAACGTATGGCTATGGCCCCTCCCATGCGTAACCCCAGAACGGAAGGCGTTGCCTCTCAACGTGCCGACAACATGGTCAATATGGCTCAAGGTGGCGTTGTAGGGTTTGAGCCGGGTGGTCGGGTAGAGGGTGGTCAGGTACAAGCCCTACTAAATGAGTTAGGGATACCAGAAGACATCTATAACTCACGCCCCGAGCTTAAAGCTAAAATAGATGCTATTATTGCGGGCCGGGGAGAAGGCTCGCGGTACGGTCGTGATGTAGGTGATCCAGCCGCGCTACGCCGTGCTCTTAGTGCCGAAGCAGACAAAGCAAGAAGAAGACGTCCTATCGGCGGTGCAGAAACGCTTTCGTATTTGTTTGGTACTCAAGAGGGGTATAGAGATTTACAAGCCCGAAATGCTGCGGCACAGAAACAAGAGGATTTATTCCGTGGTGCTGCGCAGCGCTCTGGCACTGCACTTTCTTCTCTCTCACCACCCCCTAATGCCGCTCCTAATGCCGCTGTCCCCGGCTCTCTTGCTGGTTTGGAGGCTTCGGCACTTGGAGATATGTACGCTCCCGGTCCCGCTGCTCCCGGTCCCGCTGCTCCCGCTGCTCCCCCTCCTGCTCTCGCTGCTCCTGCTACAGGTATTACTACGGTGCCTAGAGTTGCTACACCTACATTTGGTGATTATAGAGCGCAAGAAGCAGCGATTGGGGATTCTTATAGGAAGCAAGGGATACTTAATGAGTATAAAAAGAACGAGGCTCGTAGAGCAAAAATGATTGCTGACCAGCAAGCGGCACGTACTCGTAACCCACTTCGCGGTCTTATGACTGGTGCGTCAGCTTTTGGTAGGATGGGGCGTGGTATTGCAGCTACACGAGAAGCAGAAGCTGCCGCCGACCTTAGAAACCTTGGTCTGGAAATTGGTGACGTTGAGAAGCGTCTTGGCGCAGAAGAGAAAATCAGCGGGGCACAGATTACCGGTGCCACTAACCGTATTAAGTATGCTACTGATATAGCTATTGCTAACGCCAATAACGAAACAAAGGCCGCAGTATCCAAGGTAGCAGCCGACGCAAGTAATTACGCAGCGCAGCTTACAGCGCGTTACCAAAACGCAACTACCGAAAATCAAAAACGTAAGCTAGTTATTGATGCAGAGAACGCTAAAACAAAACGCATCTCAGACCTTCTTAAGTTACGTGATGCTCAGATTCAGGGGTTATTGCTTTCGCCTGAATACGCTTCAGCAGATTCAGAAGAGCGTAAAGTCATCCGTAAGCGTTTAGAGGATACTTATAAACCGCTTCTGTTAGAGGTGCGGAGACAATTTGATAGGATCAGTGGTAAGAGTAGTTTACCTAGTAGCGCTGATGGTGCTGCTATGCGAAAAACATCCCCGTAGGTAATTTATATGTCCACCTATGAAGTAACTATGCCTGATGGTGGGGTTTACGAAGTAACAGCCCCAGAAGGTGCCACTCGCGAACAGATTGTCGATATTGTAAGGGGTAAACAATACGATGAGGCCATTGAGGCTTTGTTTGTTAGTGCCCCTGAATCGGAACCGGAGCCAGAAGATACTACCCTCGTAGGTAACATCTTTCGTGGTGTTGGGGCGGGTGCGGTTAACACCCTTGAGATGGCGGCGCTGGGTGCGATTACTCCGCTTGGCGAAGAAACTGAATCGTCTGCGCGTGACGTTATTAAGAGTGTCGCAGACTTTGTAAGGCCACGCCTAGCTAACCCCGAAGAAGTTTCGGCTAAGTTGGCCCAAGGTATTGGCTCTATTCTTGGGTTTGCGCCAGCGTTACTGGCTGGCCCCGCCGCACTTCCTGTTGCCGCTGGCCTTGGTGCTGCTGCTGGTGCCGGTGAGGCAAGCGAACGTGCCCGCGCTAAAGACGCTACACAGGAAGAACGCAATGTTGCTGCCCGACTGGGTGTGATCCCCGGTCTGTTTGATGTGCTGCCCCTCGGTCGCTTTGCACGTGCGGCTGGCGTTGACATTGGTGATGTCCCTGTCATTGGGGATATGATTAACAAGCTCGGACCCGAAGCCGTTGAGGGTATGGTGTCGCGTGTCCAGCGTGCGGGTATTTCCGGCGGTATCGAAGGTGCACAGGAAGCCGCCCAGAACATCGCGCAGAACCTTATTGAGCAGGGCTACAGCCCCGAGACTCCGACCTTTGGCGGCACGCTAGAAGAAGGTCTTATCGGCGGCGGTGCGGGTGCTATCTTCCAAGGCTTGCTTGATCTTGCGGTTGGTCGCCGCCAGCGCGGGCCGTCTGCCCCCGGTACTGAAGAGCAGTTAGCACTTCCTGCACCAGAAGAACAACGGGCGCTTCCAGCACCAGAAGGTATCGCTGGGTTACTGCCACCACCAGAAGGTATCACAGACGGGGTAGTTTACGGGCGCGATGAAACGGGCAGTATCCCGATGCCTGACGAGTCTGGGTTATCTAGGGCTGATATTGCGGTTCGAGACTTGGAATCAGTCATAGCCGAAGCCCAGACCAATATTGACCTTGCGCTTTCGTCGAGGGCACAGCCCCAAGAAGATGTCGGCGCTACTACTTTAGGGCGCGAAGAAGACCCTTTATTTAGACCTATAGAAAAAGAAATGGACCGCATCCGTGTGGCGCAAGACCAGATAGATGCAATACGGAGAAGGCCCGAAGAATTTGAGGCTGCGGTAGGCCAACAGCAAGCCCAACGAGAAGAAGAACTGATAGGTTCTGTGCCAACGCAAGATGTGGCGGCGGATGTACAAGGAGCTGTTGAAGCTGAAGGCGCACCCGATACTGCTATGGCAGAAGCAGCACGAGAAGCACTTGCTCGCAGAAGCACGCGCCCAGAGGTTTTAGCGGCGGAAGAAAGCGCCCGCGCAGAGGCGGGAGCTATACGCCGTCAGACCGAAGCTGAAATAGCTCAGTTTGAAGGTGCAGCACAGCAAGAGCCTACACCCGCACCGGAAGTAGCGCCGGAAGTAGCGCCGGAAGTAGAGGAGCTTACTCAAGGTACCCTACCGGGTTTGGGTAGAAATTACGGGGAAAAAGTAAGGCAGGAACGGATTGACGCCCGCCCAGAGCCTGCTCCAGAGCCGCGTATTCTTGGTGGAGAAGAACTTGACCGCCTGCAGATCCCTAAGAGCGCCCCCATCCGTAAACGTATTACTGATAAGGACTTTAATGACCCTGAAATAAGGCAGCAGTTGATTGACTTCGCCAAAAATCCTCGTGCGAGTCAGGCTGCTCGTTTCAACATTGATCGGCTGGTTAGGAGTACGCCAGAGGAGCAGATGGACCTGTTCCCGCCCCGTCGAGGTGGACCGAGGCGCACTGCTGCCGAACCTCGCGACGTTCAAACGCAGGCTGCACCGACGCCGGAAACGGAGGCTACGAGTGAGCAACTATCTCTTTTTGGAAACGACATCTCGCTTGGCGATGTTGACACAGAAGCAGGTGGAGCAAGCTCTGCACCTGCTCCACAAGGACGCGGACGTACCGCTGGTGACGCTGCCCCCACCATTACAGAAACTGACGCCGGACGATTGGATACTTCTGCAAGCAATGTTGTACGAACTCTTACAGGAGAGGGAGGAGAGCGAACTACACTAACCTCTACCCCCGAACCCAAGGCTACGCCAGCAGCTAAGCCAGCAGCCGAGACCGAGACCAAGACCGAGACCAAGACCGAGACCGAGACCGAGACCAAGACCAAGACCAAGACCAAGACCGAGACCAAGACCGAGACCAAGACCAAGACCAAGACCAAGACCGAGACCAAGCCAGCGGGTAAGACCCCTAAAGCTGCCGTAAGTAAGTTGGATGAAGACCGTAAGAAAGAGTTATTTACCGCGTGGGAAGCTAAATCACCCGAAGGCGTGAAGATTTTTGTTCTGGCTCAAGGCAAAGATTACGTCCCGGCCCTACCTAAAAAACTACAGGATACCCCGGACCCCACCACTGCCGGTGATAAAAGCGCAGTTCTAGACTTGTTACGTGGTCTTAAAAGTTATGAGGGTATAACTAAGAGGAACAGACCGAAAGATATATCTCGGGAAGGTTATGCCGCTGCAATATTCTTCAGCAAACGGCCCGATATAGGGGGTGCGCTACAAGAAATAGCCTACGCTTCTAACCTAACGGCTGAAGATGTGTATAGGAAAGCTACGGACGAAGCCGCCGTGGAAGGTGAGTACTTCCTTGGTATGGGTAGAAAAAACGGTCTGTTAGCTCGTAAGTGGGTTGAAGAAAATATGTCTACAGCCACGAATAAATGGCTAGACACCGTAATAGAAGATAATAACAAATTGATACTGGCCGAATTTAACCGGTCAGATGCAGAGTACGTACCGCCTACCCAAGGACGACCTGTAGCTGCCCCCAAAAGAAATCAGAAGTTAGTGTGGTTGCAGGCTCTAAACGGGTTTGTGTTTGAATCTGATCTGGTAACCAAGGCTGATAAACCTAAAGTCGCTGAACCCTTTGACATAAATGTATATGATAAGATGGGCGACCTAGCTGCTAAATACTTGAAAGAAGATGCCGTTGCTGGATTAGGCTTACCTGTACACCCTGCCGTGGGTAGTGCTGTCCGAGATGGTGATCTTGCCAGCGCCCTCAACACGCTTGCCATTACGTCACCTAGTAAGCGGGTAGCGCAGATCGCACGTAAACTTGCTCAGGTTGCAGGGGGCACTAAGGTCGAGGTTGTAAATAACTTAAAGGGTGCAGACGGTACTCCTGTGGCTGGTTTGTTTGACCCTCAGACCAACACGATTAAGCTGGACGCAACAACTGGCATCAACCCTCACACCCTGCTGCACGAAGTCACCCACGCAGCGGTTTCGGCAACGCTTGCCAATAAGAACAGCCCCGTCACAAAGCAGCTTACCAAGCTGTTCGAGGATGTTAAGGGTTCGCTGGGTACCTACTACGGTGCTACATCCCTAGACGAGTTTGTGTCCGAAGCGTTCTCTAACCCTGAGTTCCAGCGCACTCTTGCCGGTCTTAACCCGGATGGTAGCAATATCTCCGCACTGCAACGGTTCTTGAACACCGTTGGTAACTTTGTGAGAAAGCTGCTGGGTATGCAGGTCAAGCCGGTTGGTTCCGCGCTCAACGCCGCTGATACTCTGATTGACTCCATTCTGTCCGCCGCCCCCGACTATAGAAACGCAGGGGAACTTCTGATGAACTCCACTTACAGTGGGGTCAAGGCTACGATGCAGAAGGTAGGCAACGTACAGAAGAACTTCTCTAGCCCTATAACTAAGCAGCAGAGAGAAAAGTTCGCGAATAGTGCCGTTGAGTTCCTACAAAGCGGTGTTGCCGGTGTAGCAAAGAGGTTCCTGCTCGGATCACTGGGCACCAAGTCTCTCGGTGACGTTGCTATGCGGGCTGGTCTCGGAGATATTGGTGTCAGGCTAGATGACCTAATCGAGCGACAAGACGGTGCTATTCAAATCTCGGATAAGGGCGTAAAAGACTTTATCTCCAATATCTTCGTTCCGTGGGCGGATAAGCACACAGAAGCCAAAGCTGCGTTAGACCGGGTTATATACAGCGGTGAATACGGTGCCACTATCTATCAGGTAGACCCGACGAAGCCCCGTCGTGAGTATAAAGGCAAGACTGACGATAGTGGCAACGATCTAGCAGCTATTTGGGACGAGCAACGCGCCGACTGGGCCATCGTGCAGAAGGCCGGTGGGGTCCGCATATTCAACGGTATGCGTAAAGTCTACGCAGATCAGTACGAGAAGCTACGTAAAGTCATCTACGGTGAGATCGACGCACTTATGGCGAACGATCCTGCTGCGGCCACCCGCCTCAAAAATGAAGTTTACGCTAAGCTGTTTGAGTCCGGGCGGTTAGAAGTCTACTTCCCGCTCATCCGTCAGGGTCGCTATAAGCTAAGTTATTCTATGAAGAACCCGAAGTCCCCACGGGAAGCATACGTATTTCGTATGTTCGACACCAAGCGCGAGCGTGACCGGGTGGCGGCGGAAGTCAACGCAGATCCTGATGTTGTTACTGGGTCGGTAGAATCGGTGGACGGAGATATGCTGCTTAACAGTAGTAAAAACGACTTCCGTAACGCACCGCCCACCTCCTTTGTTGGTGACACACTAAAAGTTATGACGGCCAACAAGGTGCCTGTAGAAGTCCAAGAGCAAATCATGCGTCTGTTCATAGATGTTCTACCAGAAACTTCTTTTGCTAAGTCGCTACAACGACGTAAAGGCTCGCCGGGGTATATACAGGACTCCCTGATTGGTCTGCGAACGAAGGCGTATGATATTGGCCGTCAGGCAGTACGTTTGGAGTACGGTGCCCGCCTGCGCGATATGGATAAAGAGATATACGAACTGGAAGAGCCGAAGCTGTCTGCCTCGGAATCACTGGTTGGTAAAACAAAAGATGCTTTAATGGGCAGCTTCCTCGATGTTAGGGCTGAACTCTTTGCCCGTTCAGAGTTTGCGAGAAGTGGGGCCAAGAACAAGGGTGCAGAGCGGTTCTATAAGACGGCTAACCAAGGTGCATTTATCTACACCATTGGGTTCAACGCATCCTCGGCTATGGTCAACCTGTCTCAGATACCGCTGTTTGCGCTGCCTTACATGACCGCAAAGTACGGCGCAAAAGCGCCCGGCGCGATTGCACGGGCGTCCAAGTTCTCCAAACTTGTTATGATCCCAGCACTACCCACCATGCAGAACGGGAAACTACGGGCCGGAAATACCGACCAAATAGATGACTATTACGATGTAGATGCGGACGGAAATTATACCGTCAAGTCCGGGCTAAACCTTGATGCGAATACCATAGCGCAGCTTCGTCGCATGGCCCCAATGGTCAAGACGGCCTCGGAGCGTGCGTATCTTGGGCGATCCTACCTTATGGATCAGTTGGGTCTGGAAGAGGGGGGCCGTGCGCGACAAGGTGGCACAGCCAGTAGAGTTCTGGATTCACTGTCCACTGCGTCAGCAATCGGCTTTAACGCAGTGGAACGGTTCAACCGCCAGACGATCATGTTTTCTAATTTTGATCTTATTCTGGATCGTCTGGACTCCGGTGAGCGGTACTTTGCAGAGACGCAGGGTAAGTACGTCGATCCAAGTTCTATGGACTCGGCGCAGAAAGAGCAGCTAGCCGCCAACGAAGCCCTGTACCAAACCCAACAGTTGAACGGTGGCATTGCGCTTGAGACAGCACCCCGCATAGCCCAGCAGGGTATTGGCCGTGTCGCTCTTATGTACAAGAGTTACGGCATGAATATGTACTACACGATGCTCAAGAGCGCGTCCCGTATGCTGGACTCTTCTGTTGATCCCGATATGCGTAAGCAAGCCATGCGGGAACTTATCGGGGTGCATGGGTCGGCGTTGTTCTTCGCCGGTATTCATGGTGTGCCGATATACGGCATCTTCACTATGGTCGCTAACATGTTCTTAGATGACGAAGAAGATGACGCGGACACCATTGTACGTAAGTATATCGGTGAGGGTTGGTACAAGGGGCCAGTAAACGAGCTACTCGGTGTAGACATTGCATCCCGTGTGCGCCTCAACAATCTCCTGGTCCAAGATAACAGGTACAACGCTAAGCCTTCCCCGGAAGAGTTCATTGGCTTCTACCTCGGCGGTCCGGCTCTCAGCACCGGCAAGCGGTTGGTTCGTGGTGTTAACGATTTACAAGAAGGGTTCGTTGAGCGTGGTATTGAGAACCTCCTACCCCCTGCCGTAGCTAACGCCTACAAGGCCACGTTTGGTCGCTACGCCAGAGACGGTGGTGCCTTTACCCGTCGCGGTGATCCTATCTACGACGACATCACTACCGGCGAGTTGGTTGGTCAGGTGTTTGGGTTCGCCCCGTCTAACTACACATTCGAGCAAGAGCGCAACGCTGCCACGAAGCGTATGGACCGCAACATCAGCGACCGTCGCACGAAATCATTACGTAAGATGTATATGGCCTACCGTATGGGTGACTATGAAGGCTATCAGGATGCGTTGAAAGAGATTATGAAGTTCAATAGACGTTACGCCGGAAGTAAAGTTGTCATAACTCCAGACACTCTCAAGAAGTCTATAGACCGACACCAGAGCACATCCGCTACTATGCACAACGGCATAACGCTAACTCCAAATCTACGCTCCTTGTTGATTGAGCACCGCAACGAGTGGGGCCAATAAAAAACCCCCCTGCCGGAGCAGGGGGGAGTCAACAAGGAGAACTGACAGTCGGGAGAACTGTCAAGTGTATAGTATCATACCGTTCTCCATGCACGAACACCTAATTTACCCTTATAGATAGTTACTTTTAGGGTTATTTCGTAGTCGAAGTCGCTGCATATCTTCTTTATCTGCTGTTTTGCGTTATCAGTATTTACGCATGGGATGAACACAGATGTATTAGGTAGAAACTTATCCCAGTTAACTACTACCCTAACCCCGTCAGGGTCGAGATCATTCTTCTTCCGAACTCTGGACTTCATCCGGTATATCCAAAGCGCAATCTACCGCCAGTACTTGAGCCGGTGGTAGCTGCATATGCGTACCCTTACTCAACCGCATCTTAATCTTCTTGGCTTTCATCTGGTCAGTTAGATCTTGTATTAACGAACCATAGTTTATCTGCTGATCTACACACCAATCCCGAAGCGGTTTAAGTAGTAGGTACGCTCTCTTGATATCAGTCTCGTATCGTGCAACCAATTTCCCCCGTGGCATCGCTTCCGGCACAATCAGGGAGTCGAGCGCACCGCCCTGCCCCGCACGTAGATCATCCGTACTCTTAATCCACAACACGTTGTTCCAGTGCTCGTTAATATAGTCGTTAAGAATATCCTGCACACTTAACGTCATATCAGATACGGCGTTTTGGTTTAGCTTCAACATCCATATAGCGAACTTAAATATCTTCTGGATGTCGTAGTCGTGAAAGCCAAGCCTCTTTGCCAGAATAAGTCCAGCTAGAGTGTAGGATACATGGGCGGTCCAAAACCGGTTCTTACTGGTTAGCCCCGCCTCTGCAATGACTTTCTCTTTTATGCTGTCGGTAAGACTTCGGATGCTGTCCTTGTTTTGGATTACGTGCTGCACAAATATGGGGCCAGCGTGTCCGTAGTTATTTTTGACGGAATCCAGAAACGCCTCTTGCGCCATCGTATCCGAGGACTTGTGGAAAAGTGTGTCCACCTTCACTTCCATTATCCTCTGCGACTCCGCTTCCGGCATCGCTTTGTACGCAGATACTCTCTCGATTACGCTTACATTACCGGTTGTGACGGCAAGGAACTTCCACGGATCACCCCTGTATCGTTCTGCGTTTGCGCTACCAGCCAGACGACCTTTCTGTTTGCCGCTGCTCATTGAGTAGGCTAACTGACTAACTTCGTGGGGCTTCATCTCCGTTATTTCGTCAATGTAGAACGGTAGATTGTGGTATATCTCGCCCCTGTGCATCCTGAAGTTAAGTGTGGTGTTCTGGTCCATCACCAGTTCGTCGGGGTCTCCCCACAATGATGCCCCTACAATCATAGATGTCGTCTTACCGATACCGGACTCTTTACTGTGCAGGTGGAGTGTCGCACAGTGGAAGGGCGAATCTTGCATGAGGACAGACCCAAATGCGGTACCGACTACGTATTGGTGTAGTTCAAACCCGTCTTTATTGTAGAAGTCCATATTCTTACGCCACTGCTCCATAGTTCCCTTCGGCTCAAAAATGGGGAACAGTGATAACGTCTGAGACGAAGGAGGGTTGAAGTCTATGTCGTTCTCAAGGACGTGTTGATTACCTAGTACGAACGAGTCGAAACCACTGCCGACCCACCCAAACTGTTTGTGCGCTTCATCTGCTTCATCATTTGCTTGCAATTCATTCACCCAATCTAATGTATATTTCATTAACTCTTCCACTCGTGGAACAGCGACACCCTGCATGGACATCTGCTTTCGAAACTCATCCCTTGATGTTACCGAAGTAAGAGGGATTGTAAACTCACGTACACCGTCTTTTGGTAGGTGTAGCCGCATAAGTATTGACTCACCGACTTCGGGGTCGCTGATACGCCGTACTACATATAGGTCATTATGGTAAACTGGTATCTCATCCACCGTACCGTCCGGCAACGTTTTACGTACGTACACACCGCCATTTGCTCCACGAAAGTACGGAGTCGGGTACGTTGGTATAGTGTAAGTCTTTAGGGGGTTGTTAGGTAAGGTAGCCGAAGTAGCCTCTACAACAACCTCTTCTTCCTCTGTCGCCTCGCGTATCTTCTGCCCCAACACAATCGGTGATTTTATTTTCCCCCAGTGTTGGCACCCAGTACATACACCCGGCGCATACTCGTCAAACCTAGCGCAACGGTACGGCCCCTTTATGGAATCGAGTTTCTTTACAGTCTCAATCGGAGTGTACTGCGGGTGGTTCTTCGACATAAGGTGCGCTGCTTTATCACCGTCTTCGCAGAACTTTGCGATAGATAGCCCCGCTCTCCATAGTGGCTCCGGCACCTCTGCTTGTTTCTTCATGATCGTAGCAAGCTGAGCGCACCCCGCACCACGACGTGTTTTAGTTAGTATGTCTAGGAATGTATTGGTCTTATTACCTATGAGCGCATCCATAACCGCGTTCGCCCCGGCGGGGACATACTTTCTAGGTGGCGGCATCATGTCCATGCCAAGAGTATTCGAGAACACCTCAAGGCTAATCGCATCGGGTACATTCATACCGATCTGCTTTACCAAAAGAGGTGGACTATCTTTGTGGTTATGTGTGTCGGGAACGCGAAGCACACGGGCGGCGTCGGATGTTACGGCTGGATCTGCTAACAAGTTATGTGTAA